CTGGGTTACGGCGGCGGCATTAACGCGCTGAAGGCATTCGGCGCAGACAAAATGGGCATGACCGAGGCTGAAATGCAGGAGACCGTAGACCTGTGGCGAGAGGCCAGCCCTAACATCGTAGCGATGTGGAAGGCGCTGGAGAAGGCGGCCATCCGGTGCGTGGTACGCAGAGGAACCACTACTTCCTCTATGGCCGGAATCCGTTTCGACTACGAGAACGGCATCCTTTGGATGACACTCCCCAGCGGGAGACGACTTGCCTACTACGGCGCCCAGTACGGCGAGAGTAAGTGGGATAAGAACCGCAAGGTTCTCTCCTACATGGGCGTGGACCAAAAGACAAAGAAGTGGAGCCGTGTAGAAACGTGGGGCGGGAAGCTCGTGGAAAATCTGGTGCAGGCTACTGCAAGAGACTGCCTCCGGGATTCCATGCTTGCCCTCGATGAAGCCGGTTTTGACATCAGAGCTCACGTCCATGATGAAGTCATCGCCTATGAACCTGTGGGCGGGAAGACTGTGGAGAAGATGGGCGAAATCATGGGCAGACCTATTTCGTGGGCCCCCGGTTTGCTGCTTCGCGGCGACGGCTATAGCTGCCCCTTCTACCAGAAAGACTAAGGAGTACACCACATGACCAAAAGACGACTACTGATCCTCGGATTGCTGTTCCTCGCTGTCTGCATCGCCTGCCTCACGATACCCGTGTACAGCGATGCAGAGGAGCCACAGGAAGCCGCAGCAGAAGAGTTTGGACCGCAGGTGACCGAGTTCACACCGATGCCGGAACTGCCCGTAGAGGCCGCCACAGAGCCTCCTGAGCCCATCGTGAAACGGGGCGAAACTCCGGCCACCGACTACTCCAGTCTCGACGGACTGGAATACGTGGGTACCTTCACCGCCACAGCCTACTGCCCCTGTGTGACATGCTGCGGCATCTGGAGCGCGGAACATCCCGACCGGATCGACACAGACTACATACAGCGCACCGCCTCCGGCACAGAAGCCGAGGCAGGGCGCACCATCGCCGCTGATTGGGACGTGCTGCCCGAGGGAACGGTGGTCGTCATTAAAGGCCACCCCTACACCGTGGAGGACACCGGCAACGCCATCAAGGGCAACCGGATTGACATTTTTATGGAGAGCCACGAGGCGGCGCTGGAATGGGGCGTCCGCGAGGTGGAAGTGTATAAGGAGAGGATTGCATGAACGATTTCGACTATGACGTGATGCAGAAGAAACGCATTGCGCGAGGTGCCCGCCACAGAAAGGGCGGCAGCAAGAGCAGACGCTGTCCTATGAGCACCGACTACATGACGGAAAAACAGATACAGGAAAGGAATGGTCCCGTGAAGCACTATGATTTGAAGCACCCCATGACATGGACAGAGTTTAAGTTCATGCCCAGAGATCTGCAGCAGGAGTATCTTCAGTCTTTGGTGGACCGCTTCTCCGCCTTTGCCAAGCAGATTGCGGAGGAACTGTTCGACGTGGCGGCAGTGACCCTGAGCGCCTACACGAGACGAAAGGGCATCAAGGTAGACTGGCTGAACAGCCACTACGCTGGCCGGTTCAAAGAAAACGAGTGGCAGGCGTGGCTGAACGGAGAGGAGATTGAAAATGGGGAAGGTATTTATCCCGGTGCTGAATGCGACACCGAAGCAGGAACCGCCGAAGAAAATGAAACCTGCGGGGCCGACGGAGTTTGTGACGAATGTGAAGATGTGCTGGCCGATGACGGCGGTGCGGGTAATCTGGGAGACGAAGTGGCCGTGGTAAAGGAAGGCCGCCCCTGTGGATTTGACCGCACCGAGGAGCAGCCTGAGATGACCGCCTGCTTCTGCCAGATGTCCTTCGAGGGCTACATGGACAAGTTCAACCTCTACAAGATGCTGGAGTGCCTGCCCAACGTCGATGGTAAGGTGCGCGTGACCTTTATCGTGGAGGGGGTGGAGTGATGAACGATACTGTAAGCCTTATTTGGGCGCTGGTGGGCGTGTATATGCTCTACGTCTGCCGCCGATGGCACGTGATCGCCAACAAAATGGATGACATCGCCAACGAACTGGAGGACATAACGCAGGAGATGAACGATGAAGTATGAGCCTATGCGGCATCAGAAGCTGGCTTACGACTTCTGCGCAGACCGGAAGAGAGCAGGTCTCTTCCTCGGCATGGGGCTCGGCAAAACAGTTGTCTCCCTGACCATTGTGGCAGAGAGGCTGTGGGACAGCTTCACCATCCGCAACGCACTCGTCATCGCGCCGAAGAACGTGGCGGAGAATGTATGGGCACAGGAATGCCGTAAGTGGGACCACACTAAGGACATCCGGTGCTCCCACATCATGGGCACACCGAAACAGCGCATCCAAGCGGTCAAAACCCCAGCCGACCTGTACATAACCAACCGCGACAACCTCGTGTGGCTCGTGGACTACCACAAAGGAAAGCTGCCCTATGACCTCATCATCCTCGACGAGCTCAGCAGCTTCAAAAACCACCAGACACAGCGCTGGAAGGCTCTAAAGAAGGCTCTGACACCGGAGCATCAGGTGCTGGGTCTCACCGGTACACCGGCCCCCAATTCCTACCTCGACCTCTGGCCGGAGATTTTCCTGCTGGACGGCGGAGAGCGGCTGGGCAAGAAGATCGGTGACTACCGCAATCGCTACTTCACGGTGGGAGCGCACAAGGGCCACATCGTCTATGAGTACCGGCTGCGGGTGGGAGCGCAGGACGCCATCAACCGCAAGCTCCGGGATCTGTGCCTGAGTATGAAGAGCGAGGACTGGCTGCACCTGCCCCCGGTCATCTACAACACTGTACCCGTGGAAATGAGCAGGGCTGGCAGGGCAGAGTACGAGAAGTTTGAGAAGGAGAAAGTAATTCCCCTTCTCAAGACGCGCACCGGATTTGAGCGCCTCGACCCACACAACATTGAAGAGCTGGAGAAGATGACCAACGTCATCAAGGCCGATACCGCCGCCGTGGTAGCGGGCAAGCTGATGCAGATGGCAAACGGCGCCGTCTATGACGACGAAGGGGAAATCGTCTCCATTCACGACGAAAAATTACAGGCTTTGGCTGAAATCGCGGACACCAACGCCGGGAAGAGCCTGCTGGTCTTCTACAGCTACCAGCATGACCTTGACAGAATACTCTCCAAGTTCCCGGAGGCCAGAGTCTTCTCCGGGCCACAGGATGAACAGGACTGGAATAAAGGAAAAATCCCTATGCTCCTGTGTCACCCGGCCAGCACAGGCCACGGGCTGAACCTGCAGTTCGGGGGCCACATCATCGTATGGTTCGGCTTGACGTGGAGCTTGGAACTCTACCAGCAGGCCAACGCCCGCCTCCCCAGACCCGGACAGAAGGAGAGCGTTATCATCCACCATCTGGTGTGCCGGGACACCATTGACGAGCGAGTAATGAACGCGCTGAAGGGCAAGGAGGTCAATCAGGACAGCCTGCTCAACGCGCTGAAGGGATACTTACTGAAGGAGGAAACGACATGACCGAGATTACTTTGATCTACACAGCACAAATCACCGAAATCATCAAGAGCGAGAACGACGACCCTCACATGGGGAACAAGGATTGCCTCAAGCGCGTTCTCTCTAAGGAACTCAAAGCGAAGCTGGGCGCGGATGATGTGGTAGTCACCGACGCGCAGTGGCACGTGATGACGCTGGGGGAGGAGACAGACGATGCACGATAAGCAGTACTACGAGAGACTCTGCGAGGTCTACATCGACATCGCGCACCACTATAGCGCAGACGTGATCCCGCTGCTGCGCAAGCATCAGAGTGAACTGGAGGCCATGGTATCCGCCCTGCAGACCATCAACGGTGAACTGCAGCGGGAAAACGAGCAGCTGAAGTTCAGACTGGAGGGGTTGGACAAATGAAGATTATCAAACCCAGCGTCTGCGTGATGCTCACCACCGATGACACCAGCCCTCTGGAAATCATCGAGCGGTGCGGGCGCATTTGCTACAAGAGTGAGGACAAAATCACCGACGGAAGCGCAGAGAAGTTTGTGTCCGGTCTCATCAAGCGGGGACATGAGGCTGTGCTGGAACACGCCGTTTTGATTTTGCAGATGGGATACTCCGCATACCGGCCATTCATGGAAGTCATAGGCGCTCTGGATGAGCTGGGGTATAGGATATACCTCCGTCGAACTGGGGACGGCAGATACATCGTCTCCGGCAATGTGCGCGCTTGGAGAGACTTCTTCAAGTACAGCAAGTATGAGTTCGGCGGCCTCTCCGGGTTTCTGCAAGACTTTGTACAGAGCCACCCGAGCCTGTTCCCTGAGTATCAAAGAGGACAATTCTGGCCCTCTTTCTCCAGCAGCTCTGTAAGAGAAATTAGGAAGTCGGAGCTGTCTCCCGGCATTGAGCGACTGGTCCACTACGACATCACCTGCATCTTCACCTGCGACCGCGGCGTCTCCCACGAAATCGTCCGCCACAGAGACGCTGGCTACTGTCAGGAGAGCACCCGCTACTGCAACTACGCAGACGGGAAGTTCGGCGGTGAGATCACCGTCATCAAACCCTGTTTCCTTGTTCCCGGATCTCCGCTTTGGAACGCATGGGAGAGCAGCTGCCGCAATGCGGGCGAAGACTACTTCACCCTGCTGGAAGAGGGCGCATCTCCTCAAGAGGCTCGCGCGGTACTGCCTAACAGCCTGAAGACGGAGCTGGCCATGACCGCCGACATCCGCGAATGGCGACACTTCCTGAAGCTGCGTTCCTCTCCTGCGGCTCACCCACAGATGCGGGAGGTGGCGCTGATGCTGCTGGAGCAGTTCCACAGGGAGTTCCCGGACGATTTCGAAGACATCGAGGTGAGCAGATGAAACTGATACTGAGCAAGCACACATGGGAGCACCGACTGTGCATGGGCTGCAAGAACCGGCCCGACTGCATGGCTACGAAGACGGTGTGCGTACAGCGAAGAGCCGCGGAAGAGCTGCGCGTACAGGAGACGGGATGCACCTACAACGCTATGGTGGACTGCCCCGCGCGCAACAACTGCGATAAGTGCGGATGGAACAGCGATGTAAGCGAAAAGCGCAGAGAAGTCCTCCGCGCTCTGGCGGAGAAGGGTGCGCTGAGAAAGAGAGAAGAAGATGAATAACGCATTTGCACCCAAAAAGCCGAAGACCCCGACCTACAACATGACCATGGAGCAGATCGAGGGCATCAAGAGAGCCGCCGTGAATGAGGCAGTAAGCAAGGCACTGATCCTCCTGTTCGGGCTGCCGGTGATGGTGCTGCGGGACAAGCACGGTTTCACAGATGAGGAGACCGACCGGTTCGTAGACGGCATCACAGACCTGTACGACAGTTACGAGCGAGGCTACATCACACTACAGGACGTGGAACTGGCTTTGAAGGAAGAGGCCGGTGTGGAATTTGAAAAGGAGCTGAGAAAGAGAAAATGAGAGTACATGGAATTACCCCGGTGTCCCTCGTTAACGGAGAGGGTGTTCGGTTTGTCGTGTTTCTTCAGGGCTGCGCGCACCACTGCGAAGGGTGCCACAACCCCGAGTCCTGGCCTTTCAGCGGCGGCGAGGAGCGAAGAGTGGAGGATATTGCCAACAAGTATCTCAGCAAGGGCTGGCTGTATGACGGCATCACGCTCAGTGGCGGAGACCCCTTCTACCAGCAGGAGGAGTGCATGAGACTGCTCGACCTGCTGCCGGAGGACACCAACGTCTGGGTCTACACCGGCTTTGAATACAACGAGATCAAGGACACACCTCTTGCACGGAGAGCGGATGCGCTGGTCACCGGCCCCTACGTGGAGGCGCTGCGCTGCGAGGGCAAGATGTACGGCAGCAGCAATCAGGAGATCCACAGGAGAGGAGAGGCACAGGATGGCTGAGTATATCGAGCGAGAAAGAGCAAGATTTGAGTTTGAGCGGTTCTTTAAGGGCAACGAAACTGTTCAGCACGATTGTGATTCCCTGTTGTGTATGTTTCCTGCCGCAGATGTAGCCCCTGTAGTGCGGTGTAAGGATTGCGTCCGTTGCGGTTTTTGTGGAGATGCCACAAACCTTGAGGTGATGGGTTTCTATGGTTACTGCTCCCGTGGAGAACGGAGGGACATGACATGATACTTCCAAAAAGGATAGTGTTTGGAACTGGCGGTGCGCCAATAGAATACGCCCCCGTTGTGCGATGTAAGGATTGCCAGTACGCAAGGTACAACCCCTGCAACGAAACTTGGCGTTGCGTGTCCTACAGCGGCATGATGCGCCGTGTGGACGAAAATGATTTCTGCTCCTACGGAGAACGGAGGGAAGAGGATGGCTGATTATATCGAGCGAGAAGCGTTATACGAAAAAGCATACTGGCACGGGGAAACTCCAGATGTAGAAAACCCATATAGCGAAGGAGTGGAAGCCGTTGATGTTAGCGACATCGACAACATCCCCGCCGCAGATGTAGCCCCTGTGGTGCATGGGCGGTGGGTTGATGTTACTTGCACAAACTGCGGACAAGTGGATTTTAGCAAACCAAACTACTGCCCCAACTGCGGAGCGAAGATGGATTTGGAGGTGACCTGACATGACTTTGAAAGAACAATATGACAGAGACGTGAAGAACAAGAGCTGTCTGGCCTGCGACATCCTCCACGATGGGGAGAACTGCTTCCTGCTGGCCAGCTGCGGCATGAATAGCAAGTTATTCCAGCCCATGGGGTTCACCCATTACGAGCAGCTGTACGGCGCGGAAAAGCCGGTGAGCGCTCCTGTGATCCTCGACAGCGGTGAGCGGAGAGACTTCGGCACAGGGGCTGTCCGGGACATGGCAGAGGGGAAGGGACGCTTCGACCTGCTGCCCATGTGCTCCCTGATGCGCCTCGCGAAGCACTACGAGAACGGATGCAGCAAGTACGGTGAGCGCAACTGGGAGAAGGGCATTCCCAGCCACAGCTACGCTGACAGCGCTATGCGGCATCTGGTGAAGTACTTGGACGGATGGGATGATGAGGACCACCTCATCGCCGCTATCTGGAACCTGATGTGCCTTGCATGGAACGAGGAGAAACGCCCCGACCTGATGGACATCCCGGCGAGGAGGAAGAACGATGCCGAAAAGTAAGAACCCGGACATCACTTTTACGGTGGTCAACAGACTGCCCAAGTTCTGCGACGGCTGCCACTACAAAGGCAAGGTAGCCAACATGGAGAGCTGTGACTACTACCTCCAGACCTGCCAGCGCCGCCCGTGTCCTGTGGGCGAGGGTTGCACGGTACGAAAGGAGAAAGACGAATGCAAATTAAACTGGAACCGGCGGATAGCGCTGTGATGCACTGCCCTGTCTGCGGCGCGGAAGACCCGGAGCGCATTATCTCCCAACCGGGGCTGGGTGTGATCGGCTGCGACGAGTGCCTGTGCGTCTACGATGCGTGGGAGTACTTCTACCCGGACGGATGAGAGGAGAGGGATGATGGAACCACAGGAGAGACAGGTAGTGTCCTTTCTCGAACAGGTGAGAGAGGCGCGGTTTGACCTGATACGATGCCGCGCTAAGCTCGAACGGGCAGAGGCACTGTGCGAACGTATCACACAGCAGATATCCGGGGCTCCGGGCGGTGGCGGGGACAGACACAAGGACGGTGCGTGGGCGGCATTGGCAGACCAACGGTCTATGCTGCTGGCGAGCTACCGCAGGGCCGTTCAAACAGAGCTGGAGGTGGAGACCTTCATCGCCCAGCTCTCGGTCCCCATGCACAGAATGCTCCTGAAGCTCTACTATGTAGACCTGATGACTTGGCCTAAAGTCTGCCTGATGATGGAGCAAAGCGGAACCCCATACTCTGAGCGGCAGATGTACCGCTACAGAGACACCGCACTGGACGAGGCAGAACAGTTGTGGTTAGAGAAATACGCAAAACTGCCGCCGATGGAGGGCGACACGGAGGAAGAAAATGAAGATTGCATTAGCACGAACGAAAACGTCCAAACGATGGCGAACGGTTGAAATGACATGGGAGCAGTTCCTCTCTAAGCTGCGAGACCCGTTGAAAACGGGAGAGACCGTGCGGGAATACAAGGCCATGAGCAAAGAGGAACGCGACAGAGCGAAAGAGGCAGCCGGTGGTTTTGTCGGTGGCCTGCTGAGCTCCCCGCAAAGAAAAACAGAGAGCGTGGTGGAGCGGCATCTTCTGACTCTCGACGCAGACAACGCAAACAAGGGGGCTTGGGAGAGGGCGACTCTCCTGATGGACTGCCGCATGGCCTGCTATTCCACCCACTCCCACACAGAGGACAGCCCCCGCCTGCGCTGGATCATCCCCACGGACAGACCGATGACACCGGACGAGTACCCGGCTGTAGCGCGTAAGGTGGCTGAGTGGATCGGTATCGACCAGATGGATCCCACCACCTATGAGGTGGCACGTCTCATGTACTGGCCCACTTGCTCCCAAGACGGCCCCTATGAGTACCATGAGCAAGGGGGCGAGTACCTCCGGGTGGACGATGTTCTCGCCTCGTACGGACACGGAGACGCATGGAAGGACACCGCTCTCTGGCCGATGGGCGCAGCGGAACAGGAAATCCGCCAGAACATTATGCGTAAGGCGGGAGACCCCACAGAGAAGAGCGGCATGGTTGGCCTGTTCTGCCGTACCTACGATGTAGAGGATGCCATAGAGCAGTTCCTCGCTGACAAGTACGAGACCACGGAGCAGGCGGGCCGATACACCTTCACGGGAGGCTCTACGGCGGGCGGTGCGGTGGTTTATCAGGATGGGCTATTCCTGTACTCCAACCACGCGACCGACCCCGTAGGAGGCCAGTGTGTCAACGCATTTGACCTTGTCCGTATCCATATGTTCGGGGAGCTGGATGCAGACGCGGGGGAAGATGTAAGCGTAACAAAGCTGCCCAGCTATGCCGCCATGTGCAAGTGGTGCGCTACGCTGGACGAAGTGAAGCAGCGCATGGTGCAGGAGCATCAGGACGAAATCGACACAGACTTCGCAGACCTCCTCAGTGCTGAGGAAGAGAACACGGATTGGCAGAGCCAGCTGGAACTGAACAACAAGACCGGAGAGTGCGAACCTTCCGTCAACAACGCCCTGCTCATCCTCCTCAACGACCCCGTACTGAAGGGGGCTTTCGGCTATGACCTCTTCGCGGAGATGCCCAAGCTGCGCCGCGACGTACCGTGGCGCGCCCGCGGGAGCGTAGACAACAGGCCTGGTCGCGGTACACTGTGGACAGACCAAGACGAGGCCGGTATCCGGTGGTACTTACAGCTGAAGTGGCGGTTCAAGTCTGAGAAAGACCTCCAAAGCGCACTGGAACTGGCGCTGAGAGCCAATGCTTTCCACCCTGTTCGGGAGTACCTGAACGGGTTGGAGTGGGACGGGACACCTCGTCTTGAGCGGGTGTTTGTGGACTACCTTGGTGCGGAGGACAACCACTTCACCCGTGAGGTAACGAGAAAGTGGTTCTGCGCAGCAGTAAAGCGAGTGATGGTTCCCGGGTGCAAGTTCGATGCAGCCATCGTGCTGGTTGGCCCTCAGAACCTCGGCAAGTCCAGCTTTGCCAACATCCTCTCCAAGGGCTGGTTCAACGACAGCGACATCAAGATGGACAACAAGGAGGGCTATGCGTCCCTCCACGGCAACTGGATCATCGAGCTGGCAGAACTGGCATCTACCCGACGCAGCGATGTGGAGACAGTAAAGACCTTCCTGAGTAAGCAGGAGGACACCTACCGGCCCGCCTACGCACGGCGCGTGGCTACCTTCCCCCGCCAGTGCGTGTTCTTTGGCACCACCAACGAAGCGGAGTTCCTGAAAGACCGCACCGGCAACCGGCGCTTCTGGCCTATCACAGTAACCCGCAAGGCCGACCAAGATGCTCTTCGCTCTGTGGTTGACCAGATTTGGGCAGAGGCCGTGGTGTGCTACAAGCGCGGGGAGAACCTCTGGCTTGACACCGATGAGCTTGAGGCCGAGCTGGAAGAGGTGCAGGCAAGCCGTATGGTGCAGGACGAACTGGAAGGACTTCTCACAGAGTACCTTGACAAGCCCCTGCCGGAGAACTGGGAAGAGCTGTCCCCGGAGTCCCGGAGAGACTATATCCAAGGCGACCTGCCCGTGGATGAGAGCACCTGCACCCTCCGTAGAGATACGGTAAGCATCACGGAGATCCGCGTGGAAATGCTCGGCGAGGACAGGCGCTACATGGGCGGGAAAGACTTCACCTCCCGTCGTCTGGCCAACCTGATGAACAACAACCCCGAATGGGTCAAGTGCAACCAAAAGTTCCGCCTCAAAGAGTATGGCCCGCAGTGGTGCTACGCCCGACGAAACGTCTAACACACTATAAAAGGAGAACAGCTATGCAAATCCGTTTGAGCAGTGACGAAGCCCGTGATGTTGGTAACGCTCTCGCGATGTACCTCCGCGCTATCTACGCGGAGGATGACCGCGTTGGCCTCACCCGCGCCGAAAGGTACGAAACTGCCGCGCGCATCGGCGCAATCCGTGAGCGCATGAACGCGGCCAGCGAGAGAGAATGGAAGAAAATAATGGCGGAAAAGTAAGACCCAAAACCGCCGCCAAAAAACATAAGTAGCGAAGTTATGAAATCCCGGCCTCCTTATCTGCGTGGGGGCCGGGGTTAAACCCCTGATTTATTAGCTTTGGAACGGCCTTTGGAACAACCTTTGGAACACCAGCAAACCCTTGATATTACTTACTTTTTTATAATATTGTTCCAATGTTCCAAAGAATATATAAATATAAAAGATTATTTTGAGAGTTGAAAAAAGAAAACATAACTATAGAAGTTATAAGATATTTTTTCAGTTTAGGATATATATGTTTAAAGTGGTTTTTACTGGAACTTCTTGGAACATTGGAGCAGCAAGGAGAGAATTTTATGTCGGTGAGCAAAAAGAACGACCTTGAGAATAGTGTGGAGAGTTATTTGAGAGAGCAAGTAGAGAAGAGAGGTGGTAAGTGTATTAAATTCCTACCTGACTTCTCCCGTGGCTTTCCTGATAGAATTGTTATGCTGCCTGACGGGTTTCTCTGCTGGGTGGAAACCAAAAGACCGGAAGGAGGTAGACTTTCGGCAAGTCAGAATGTTCAGCACGCTCTCCTTCGTCGGCTCGGTCAGCGGGTGGAGATTATCTGGACGAAGGAAGAGGTCGATATGTTTCTCCGGTCGGCGGGTTATGACATGGGAGAGCACGAAGAAAACACGAAAGAAACACGAAGCACATACGCATCTCCCCACGCAGACGCATCTCCCCACGCAGGCGCATCCCTACACGCAGACGCATCTCCCCACGCAGAATAAAAGAAAACCCCTACACTACTGAGTAGTGTAGGGGTTTCGTGTTACAGGGCGATAAGGTGCGTGATGATAAACAACGCGGGGATGATGACGAGAAGGGTGATACCCTCGATAAGGTCTTGCAGGTCGGTCATGTGGTGTGTCCTCCTTAGATGATGTGGATTTCTCCGTTGAACATAACGAAAGTCTGGGGGATTTCGAAGAGCTTGTAGTACTTCTCCATGAGCTCATCGGTGAGAGAGCCGAAGTCATCCTCGGTCAGACCCACGATGAGGAAGTCCCCGGCGATAATATCGTAGGGGTCTCCGTTGGCGTAGCAGAGGGCGCGATTTAGCTCTTTTCCGGTCAGCTTGGCTTCCTCGTCACACACGATGGCTACGGGGTCATCGTAGGGGTAGATGGCCTGAATATAGCCTCCTACGGCCCCCTGCAGGGCCTCCAGTGTGTTGGGTATCTGTGTGGTGCGGGGCAGCTTGTGAGGTTCGACAATGAGGACGGAGATGAGGTCTTTGTTCATAGGGCTTCCTCCTTCCTCAAAGTCCGGGGGCGGCGGTCACAATGTCGCCCGCCTCAATCCATCTGCGGGCAACGGACACGTCTGCGGTACGGCACTTCGTGGTGAGGTTGATGTAGATGACTTTTGCCATAGTGGTTTCCTCCTTATACGTTTTTACTGCTTTCCAGATGCACTACGAGAAACGGTGTCCCGTTTCTTACTTCGGCATTAAAGCGCGAGACAAGGCGGTTAAAGGTCTGCTTTGGGATGATGCCGCCCTGTCCGCTGATGCGGTAGGTGTTTGTTGGGGTCTCAGGCGGGATGATTAGGATGTCCGCTTCTTCCGTGAAGAAGAAGCGGAGCAGCTCGTACAGTTTCATGCGAAGTCCTCCAATCCCAGCTCGTTGCAGATAGCGCTGATGGTGGCTTTTCGTACATCGTCTGCGTAGACAATGCCTTCTCTCTGATATCTGTCGCAGGTGTATACTTCGTGGACAATGCTGTCGCCCAGCATATCCCACACACGACCCGCAGACGCAGGTGTGAGCAGCTTACTCAGAATGCCCATGGCGCAGCTCTCTACCTCCTTCTCAAAGGCTGCGGTTCGCTCCCGCGTAGTCTCCCAGCTATCAAGAGTTTCGGTTTCACTGTAGTCATAGACGCCGTTGGTCAGTTCCTCGGCCTTTTCCTCTGCGTAGGAGAGAGCCTCGTTCTCGGTTTCCGCTTCAACGAACACGATATAGGTGCGCTGAACAGAGATTTTATACTGACGCATTATGCGTCACCTCCTTCCTCTGCAAAGTCGGTATCATCCACGAGGTATTCCATGTAGTCCCATCCCGCGGCTACCATAGCATCGCGGAAACTGTGGTGCTCAAGTTTGTTGCGGATGATGTTGATGTTCTTCTCTGTCGCGGGGATGCCCCTGTCCTTGAGTACGCAAACGATGTCCTCGTTGTGCCAGCGGACATGGCCGAACCACTCGGGGTAGTTCTCGTTGCCGAAGTACTGGATAAGCTGTTCGATGCACAGGCAATCAAAAGGTTCGTCGAAGTTCGGGTTGTTAGGCTCACGGAAAGCATTGACTACGGCGATACCCAAAGACGCGACAGCATCTTCACCTTCAAGACCCGCGGGCAGGGCGATTTTCCCCTGCTCGGCGAGGTAACCGGCATACAGGCCAAAGCAGACAAGGTTGTTTTCGCGCAGGCTCTGTGCGGTGTGCCAGTCATCCCATCTCGGTTTCCAATGGATGTTCATAGTTTGTCCTCCTTATATTCTGTTTTCAAAGTGCGGTGGTTTCCCACTACGGGAGCATAGCTCCCGTTTCGGCTGGTTACCATCCAGCTCTCGTCAGGTGGGGATTTCGGTGACCTCGATGAGTATCTCATCGTTTTCATCTGCGGGAGCGAATGCACACTCCTCGTATGCCCGATTGATAGCATCTTCTTCGTCCTCTGCTTCTACAGTAACGTAGAAGATGCGGGTAATCTTGTACTGGTATTCCTTCACGGCGCTCCCTCCTTACTCATACCAAGTAGTCCAGTAGCCTTCTTCCCGCTCGTATGCCTGTTCCCACTCCTCCCCCGTGAAGTGCTTATGTAGGCACACAGGGGAGCAGTAGTAGTCGAGACCATTCTCATAGACATAACCCTCGTCGATTGCCATGTGGCAGATAGAGCACACTCGGTATTTCGGGTCTGTGTCTTTGGGCAGGGGTACAAGCTCTACGCCCAGACCCTCGAATGCAGGAGTGCGGGAGAGGGAAATGGATGCTACCTCTCGCTCCATGATTGCGTTTGGAGAGTTCTCCCAAATGAGAGTTTTGAAAGATGGCATACTGACATCGTGGACATTGATGGGGATGTAATCCCCGTGTCCAGCGAGAAGGTATATGTCCCGCAGGGTGATTTTCTCGGCCATTTGTTTTCCTCCTTTTTTTTTGCTTGTCCGCAAGGGTTTTTCTTGCTGTTAAACAAGCCGACAATATTCACTTTCCAAAATGCTGTGGTTTCCCACTACGGGAGCTATGCTCCCGTTTCGGCTGGTTACCATCCAGCTCTCTTCAGGTGGGTGAGCGGGGGAGAGGGTGTTTCGTCCTCCACATTGAACAGGGTGTAGATGTCCTTCGTTCGCTCTGTCGCTCCCATGCCTATGATTTCAAGCTGCTCGGTCAATGGTTTTCTCCTTATCTCCAAGGGTAGTCGGTGGGTGCGAAGATGCGTTCGCACTTTCTTTCCCTCCATGGTGACTCACTCCTTTTCCGTGGGGGTGAAGGGGTCAGAGAACAGCTGGGTCAGGTATTTGGTGTACTCGTCCAGCAAATCCTCCGCATCACCCATAAGGCAGATGTACCCATCGTAGCAAGACTCGAACAAGGCTACACGCTTGCCGATGTACGTCGTGGGGATGGGCTCATTGCAGGACTCGGAGAGCTGGATGTAGGTGTTGATGAAGAACAGGGCTTCCTTGTCAGGAATATCGTAGACTACGATATTGTCCTCACCGCAGAACCACTTGTAGAGGAAGTCTGCGTTCACAATTTTCACCTTGTAGGTGAGTGCGGTTTTCTTCGCCACAGCGAAGGCGCTTTCCTCGTACTTGAGGCACTCCTCCTTGGTGCGGAAGTAGTTTCCATCGAAGGATTCGAAACCGTAGGTTTCCTCGGTGGTGATGGTGCGCTTGAGTTCTTTCATAGCGTTTTCCTCCATATCGTTATTTTGTTTTCAAGGTCGAAAAGGTGTGGTGTGATTTCCCACTACGGGAGCTATGCTCCCGTTTCGGCTGGTAATCAGCCAGCCATCATCAGGTGGGTGATTGCTTGTGCATGGGGGTGGGGGTGAGTCCCTTGCTCTGTTCATGTTTTTCCTCCTATCAGTTACTCTTGATGTAGTAGTTTTTGCTTTTGGTGTTGACAGCTACACAATCAGCATCTTCGTAATCGAAGTGCAGGGGAGTGCCTACGGAGCTGTAGGCGGTTGCGCCGGGGCAGAGGATGGCGAGGTCATTCTCCCAATCGTACTGCCAGACATCGTTGTCCTCACCAATAAGGAAGTCCCAGCCTTCGTGGAGATTGCCTGCGGCATCCTTTACATAGTCGGTCTCATTCAACCATACAAGGTTGCGGACATTGTCAGCTTCGATTACGGGAGAAGGTTCACCTGTGCCAAGGTAGTAGGGGGTGTCCTCATACTGCTCCCACTCATCGAAGTAGTCCCAGCCGCCGTAAGCGGTCATGTTGCGGTAGGTATACTTAGGTTTGCAGTAACTGGAGTTGGAGTAAAGGATACCACCGTCCTCGATGAAGTCGCCGATGGTTACCAGCTTTCCGTCCTTGGTAAGAAAGGCCATTTTGCTGCCGATGGCATTCTTTATGAGCAACAAAGCATCTTTGTTGTTGTAGAATTTCGGCAAGGCTCTCTTCAGGGGGGCGAGCTGCGATGCGATGTACTCCATCGTGTCAGAGATACCCTTTCGCGGGGTGATGTCGATGATGCCGTTGTGAGCGACACCGATGTCAACATTTGCTCTCAGTTTCTGTAATGCACCGACAGAGTCGGTGATTGGAAAGGGGTGGCAGTTCTCAGGTTTTGTACCACCATGGGTTGTGATGCGGAAGTGCATAACCACGGGGGTGGCGGTCAGGTCAAGACGGCGCTCAAGTTCATCCAATTTCTTTGCGAAGGATTTATATTTCATAAAGCCTTTCTCAATCTGGACGCGGCCTTTTTCGACATACATGATGCCCGCTCCATCTCGGTTAGCATCCCACATCATGCGGATGGTGTCCCTGTTGGGCATGGGGACTCCTGCGGATTTTGCAGCGATGATGCACATAGTGTGTCCTCCTTTTCGATGTTCTGTTTTCAATGTTCACGGGGATGGTTTCCCACTACGGGAGCTATGCTCCCGTTTCGGCTGGTTACCATCCAGCTCTCATCAGGTGGGGCGGAGGAGGGGCATCATACGATGCCGCGCTCCTCGCAGTAGGCCACAAGTTCCTTGTGTGCCTCGATACCGATTACATCAGCCCATGTTGCTTCGATACACTCTCTCGGAGAGTGGGTCATCGCATATTTGACCAAATTGTTGACCAGCTGAATGCTGGCAAGGATGGTGCTTCTCTTCAGAGTTCCTCTGAAGATGCGGATTTCGATGGTGTTGTCATTCTGAATGTTGACAGCCATGTAGCGGGAGCCAGAGGTGGCGCTTACTGCTTTGTCGAACAGAGCAGCATCATCTTCAGGGAAGATGTTTCCTTCTCGGTCAGGGTAGAAGATAGGCTTGCTTGCCCAGCTGTCCAGCTGACCGGAACGCCGACGGGAGAATTTGACGAGGTTGTCCCACAGCTGATAGAAGAGGATGGAAAGACAAGCAATCACTTCCCTCTCATCTCTGTAGTCCTTGCAGATTGCGCTGCAGATTGCGCTTTTGCCGACATGGATATGCAGGCCGCAAGTGGTGGTGTCATGGGAGCGGTATCCGTTGGAGAGACAGGTCTTTGCGATGTTCGCCCACCCAAGCTCGTAGGTGTGGTAGGCGAGGGAGCAGGGCTGTGTCACAATCTCCACTCCGTAGGCATCGAGAGAACCATCGTGCTTCATGTAGATGGGCTCACCCAAGTCTGCAAGAGCATCGGTCATGGTCTTTCGAGACTTTCTGTCACCTCCATCCACCTCTACCTCCAAACCGAAGAGGAAGATACTATCTTCGGGTTTTACTTCCTTCTTCTTACAGACCGTCTCTTCACTCTTTCTGAAGTGATAAACGGCGCGGGGTTTGTAGGAGTAGTTATGGATGTGGCTTGCGTTGTCAAAACAGTTGTTGCAGAGATACTCCTCGGTATCCTCGTCCCAGTTGGCATAGTCTCTGTGGATAACTCGTCCACAGTCATAGCACTCAACATAGTACTCATCGAAACAGTCATCGCAGATGTAGTTACCCCATTCATCTTCATTACCACCATCACCAGACGGACACCATGCACCGCAACAATGACATCTCTCCCAGTTATCGTAGAGACAATCAGAGCAGACATAGTCGCCAGTACTGGTCTCGGTTATGTAGTCCTCATGGATGAGTTCACCGCAGTCATCGCAGACATAGTAGTAATCTTCTCTGCAAGACTGGCAGATGTAGTATCCTCTGTTATCGACGAGAGCATCATCTTTTGGGAGCCATTCGCCACAATCATAGCAACGAACAAACCCCATATTGATGAGACACTCCTCGCAGAGGAGACGGGTTTCACCGTTCACTTCAATCTCGATGAGATTGTTCTTCACGCAACCACACTCTTGACAAGTAGTCATGTTCATCATTTCGCTCATAGTTTTCCTTTCTCAGGGACTTAGTCCCTTGCCGTGACTTATGCCCCACGGCGAGGCAAAATCACGAAGAAACACAAGCTGATATTCGGTTGACAAGGTTCAGTACGGAGAACCGCTGTCTTCGCTCAACCTCTCGGCGAGGTCGGCTCGGCGGTTGCCGTGGCTCCAGCTTAGGCCGCATCGAGGGGAAATACAAAAGTCTCCCCTTTAGGGGAGAGGATCTAAAATTTATTTTTGAGTACTCACATAGTCGTACCACTCGTTCCTCGTGGTACTCCTTGTTCGTACTTCTCAAAAATAAATTTTAGACCCACCTTTTGTATTTCCCTGAGAGAGGCCTACCAGTAACCTGCTACCTCCCTAACCCCTATAATCCCCTTTCCCTCCATTCCAAAAATTTCCAGCAAGGACACCAAAAATTTCCAGCTACTTCCTACGGAAGTAGCTGGCCAGCCGAAACGATGTCATTGAATGTCAGTACCCCGAAGGGGTAAAGTGTAAAATGCAGAGAACAGCGAGAGGAGGGGGAACCATGGAGGGGGAGAAGAGGAACCCGCTGATGGAGTGGCAACATTCGCTAACACCAGAGCAACGAATTGCAAACGCAAGGAAAGCAGGGATTGCATCTGCCGCATCAGCCAAGAAACGGAGATTACAGAGAGATATTCTCAACCAGATGCTTTCGTTGGAATGCGACGATGAGCAAGCTGCTGCTGCCCTGCAAGCCCTTGGGCTTGACCCGACTTTCGCAAATGCAGCAAATTTATCCGTCTTACGGAGAGCGGTTCACGGTGATGTGGAGTGTTTGCGCTACATTCGGGACACCATCGGTGAGAAACCTACGGAAGCATTCCAGCTTGGTGTATATAACACTCCAGTAAAAGCTCTTGACATGACGAAACTCTCTGACGCAGAGCTTGAGGCTTTAGCAGACAGAGCTGACAGCGGAGAGTAAGTTGCACTCTGGTTGCGCTTTCTCAGGAGACAAGACAGCAAAGCCTTGTGGCACAAGGACTTGGCGAGGTCGGGTAACCAACTGTACCAGTTGGTACCCGTAGCAAATGCCCTCCTGCCCAGCGCCATGTGTGGCCCCGCCGCCCCGCGTGGGGCTGAGCCCGGGGCGCAGCGGTGCACAGCACCCGGGGGTCGTGACCCATGCACCCGGCCACCCCCGCCCCCTACCCGCGCGCACACGGGGGGCACCCCATCTATATAATGGGGCCTCGGAAAATTTTGAAATTTTCAAACTGTTATTCAGATTATGGTTAATTACGACAACGTCTTGGACACTGCAGCAGGAGATCACGCTACGGTGTCCTCTCATTTAGACTCTCCGTTTCTCAAGTCCCTCGAAGATAGTGAGACGCTGAATAGAAACGACCCCGGATTTCAGTCCTATCCTAATGAGGTGGATCCCAGAAACCCAGCGTACCCATGCGAGGTTTCTCCCAATACCGCCGCCGAACCAGTGGAGTTGAGCGACCGCGAGTTCCTTGACCGGGAGCTTGCAAGACGCGAAATGGCACGACGATCCTACAAGCGCTACCTCTACTATGTCCATGGGGACTCGTGGAGACGGACCAGAATGAGCGACTTCCTCGCCGACGAGATTCAGCATTTCGTGGAGGAGGATACCGGGAATGCCTACGATATTCTCATTATCGAGACACCTCCCCAGCACGGAAAATCCATCACCATCACGGAGAGTTTTCCCAGCTGGTATTTAGGGAAGTACCCGAAACACCGCATCATCGAGGCAAGCTACAACCATGACACGGCTGAGAAGTTTGGCCGGAAGAACTTGGAGAAGGTGGAGACCTTCGGCGCGGCTCTGTTCGGTCTGGAGAAGGGGAGTACCTGGAGTAAGACCGAGTTTGAGCTCTCCAACGGCTGGGGGCGTATGATCAGTCGAGGCATTATGTCCGGTATCACCGGTAACCCTGCCAACCTGATGATTATCGACGACCCCATCAAGAACCGTGAAGAGGCTGACTCTGCTACCTACCGCGATAAGCTGTGGGCAGAGTGGCAGAACTCCCTGAAATCCCGTCTCGCGGCAAAGGCGAAAGTCATTGTTATTATGACCCCTTGGCACGAGGACGATTTTGCTGCCCGTCTGCTGCAGATGGAGAGCAACACCCGCCTGATCCGCTTGCCTGTCGAAGCCGAAGAAAACGACCTACTGGGCCGCCGGATCGGTGAGGCACTGGCTCCTGAGCTGGGCAAGGACAAGGTGTGGCTGGAGCAGTTCAAAGCAGGCTATGTAGGGGACCCCAAAAAGGGTGGCCTACGAGCATGGCAGGCTCTGTATCAGTGCAGCCCTCGCGTAGAGGGCGGTAACCTGATCCGCAGAGAGTGGTGGAAGTACTACGACCCCAAGGACATCGCGGTGTTCGGAACGACGGTCATCAGTGTAGACGCCACCTTTAAGAACCAAGAAGACAACGACTTTGTTGCCATTCAGGTGTGGGGCAAGCGGAACAACGACTTCTACCTGCGCTACAGCCTGAACAAACATCTGGACTTCCCTGAGACGGTCACGGCGATCCGGGCTATCAAATCTCTGTTCCCGGAAACCATGTACATTCTTATTGAAGATAAAGCCAACGGTAGTGCCATCATCCAGACGCTCCAGCGGGAGTTTGTCGGCGTTATTGGCATAAATCCGAAGGGCGGTAAGGTGGCGCGTGTGAACGCCGTCGCGCCTGCTATTGAGAGCGGGCACGTGTTCCTGCCCTACGGAGAGCTGTGGACCGAGGAGTTCATCGACCAGTTCACCGCGTTCCCGGCAGCAGCCCACGACGACATGGTGGACAGCTGCTCCCAGTGCCTTGGCTTCCTGCTCTACGCCAACGGTGGCTTCGGTGAGCTCCCCGTCAGCAGCGCGGAGCGGAACACACAGAGCCTCCTCGCAGCCGAGCGTGAGAGCTTCCTTGACGGGACGATCTACGACGTGTACGGCATGGGCGGAGACGTGTATTAAGGAGAAAAGAGTATGCAGAAATACATTGGAACCAAGATCATCGAGGCCGAGCCTGCAGCACGAGTTACCGGCACGGACTTCACCAAGCGTATTCAGCCTGTGGATCAGCCCATTTCCAAGGGCGACACTTATGAGCTGGGTTACAAGGTCGTCTACCCTGACGGCTATGAGAGCTGGAGTCCCAAGGATGTGTTCGAGAAGGCGTACCGTCCCACCGATGGTATGAGCTTCGGTCTGGCTATCGAGGCAGCCAAGAAGGGCAAGAAGATCGCCCGTGCTGGCTGGAACGGCAAAAACCAGTATGTGGAACTTGCCTATGGCATTTCCTACGTGAACAACGACTGCGAGATCGTGAACGTAAAGCACGACAATATCGGCACTAAGGCGCTGGCTTTCGTAGGCACGTCCGGTGTGCAGCTCGGATGGCTGGCTTCTCAGGCAGATATGCTGGCCGATGACTGGTTTATCGTAGAGTAAATAACCAATATAACCCACAACACGGAGCTGCGACTGGGCACCGCAGCTTGTGCTTTCAATGTGAGCACCTCCTTTCGTTTGGTGGGCTGTGACCGGGGACGCTATACCCCGGTCGTGGCTCCGTGTTGTGGGTATAATTTGCGGTATTAGTGTTTAATGGCCAGCACATCAGCCTTCCAAGCTGAGAGTATGGGTTCGAGTCCCATATATCGCTCCAATATGGGAGAGACGCCAAGAGGCTGCTAAATGGGCTGATATACCCGAGCAACAGGTGCAATTCCTGTCTCTCCCAAGTGTGTGGTTCCGCTGAAAACTACGCCGTTAAACGCGACGAGGGAGCGGCTGTCTGCGCGGCGCGACGTGTGACAATCTAAGCGGGCTTGCACACAGCTTGATACGCCAGTGTATACCGTAATGGTAGCGGAGCGGTCCAGAAAACCGTAGGGTTAACAGCCTCTGTGGGTTCAAGTCCTACCGCTGGCGCCAATATGCAGAGTGAACCGTGTGGGACACGGAACCGGTTGCTAACCGGCTTGACCGAAGGGTTGGGGGTCGGGACCTCCGCTCTGCGCCAAACAGGACCCCTCGCACCTCTCAACGATGTGGCCCAGAGGGGACATTTACCGAAATCGCGTAACGGGAGCGCGTCTGCCTTTGAAGCAGAAGGAGATAGTTCGACTCTGTCTTTCGGTGCCACCATTTCCTTGAGCCGGGGTACAGGTCCTTTCACTCCTTTCATTCCTGTACCCCGGACCACCTCTCCAACACCCACAGGAGGAATCATGGAACCCAAACGCTGTATTCAATGCAACCGCCTGTTGGGTAAGCTGGAACAGGAGACCCCTGTTGCCGCTACCGCAGACGGACGGAAAATTATCTTCCACATTAAGTGTCCCAGATGCGGACGCCTCAACCATATCCACTTGACGTATGACAAGTCCCAAGACAACTGAAAACTGAGTGTCAAAGAGCACCTGCTATCAATCAAGAGCAACGATAGTGGGTGCTCTTTTTCTGTTTTAAGGAGGAAAGACATGGAATTTTTACTGGGCGCAGTAGGCTGCCTGCTCGTACTACTTCTGGTGTTCGCAGGCCTCATGCTTGGCTGGTGGGCGCACAGCTGGGCGCGTGAGCGCACGGCTGTCCAGACTGCCAAGGAGCTTGACGAAGAGGAGCGCAAGAGACTGATCCAGCAGCAGGAGGCATTTCGTCTCGTGCAGAACTACACTCCTGAACACGCCTACGGGATGTACACCTCCGTAGATAAAGAGAAGAGCGGGGAGGATTAACGGATGAGAGAGAACAACATCACCCGCGCATGGAAGCTCTACGAAGACGGCGTGAACTACAACAACCGTCTGGTGCCCAACCAGTACAATCTGGTGAACACCAATACGGAGTTCTTCATCGGCAATCAGTGGCTGCATTTGCCTGACACCCCCGCCATGAGAGGACTGGCGAAACCCACCTTCAACATCCTCAAGCGCGTGGCCAGTCTGTTCATTGCGTCCCTGACATCTTCCGGTGTCGCGTTACGCTTTGAACCTCTGGCCTACTATGACGGTACCAATCTGGAAGACCCCCATCACGATGCCGCACAGTTCGCCACCGCGGAAGTCAGTAATCTGCTGGAGAAATTCAAGTTCGACTACCGCATCCGTGAAGCGCTGTTTGACGGCGCCCAGACCGGTGACTATGCGGCTCACTTCTATTATGACGCAGACGCTCTGCCCTACGGCGGCGCTTTTGGTGCTCACCGAGGCGAGATCCAGATGGAACTGGTGGACGGCATCAACGTGATGTTCGGCAACCCCAACGACCGCCGCGTGGAGACCCAGCCCTACATCATCGTGGTAGGCCGCGACACCGTTGACAGCCTTGCCTTCGAGGCCCAGCGCTTCAAGAAGAACAAGAAACTCTACAAGAGCGGCACCGCCAACGACACCGATGACAAGCTGATGGACAGCGTGTTCCAGCCTGACGAGGAGCACGACAAGTTCACCGGCGTGGGCGGTAAGACCGAGATCACCGGCGACGACGGAAACGGCAAGGCTCTGTACATCCTGCTCTACACCAAGGTGACCGAAGAGGTTGACCAGATCGACCCCAACACCGGCGAGACCATGATGGAGGACGTGCTGGACAAGGACGGCCTGCCGGTCTACGACACCGATGAGAAGGGCAACGAGCTGCACGATGCCAACGGTCTGCCCATCGCCAAGAAGCGTCCGGTCAAGGCTCTGAAGACCACCGTTCACGTCACCAAGAGCACCCGCAACGCCATCATCTACGAGGACGTGGACACCGGTCTTACACGCTATCCCATCGCATGGGGCAACTGGGAGAAGCAGAAGAACCAGTACCACGGACGCGCTCTGGTGACCGGCCTCATCAACAACCAGATCTTCATTAACAGCATGTTCGCCACAGCCATGCGCCACATGCAGCTGATGGCTTTCCCCAAGACCGTATACAACGCTGACCTGATCTCTGCATGGACCAATGAGGTGGGACAGGCCATCGGCGTCCACGGTCTCCAGCCCGGACAGAGCATCTCCCAAGTGGCATATAACCTGCAGCCTGCGGAGATGACCAACCAGATCTTCACCCTCATCGACAAGGCCATGGCATACACCAAGGAGTGCCTCGGCGCCACTGACGCCCAAATGGGTAACGTCAAGCCCGACAACACCTCTGCTCTGATGGTGCTGCAGACCAACTCTGAGGTGCCTCTGGAGAACATCCGCTCCAACCTGTACGAGTGGGTGGAGGACGTAGGCGCTATTCTGCTGGACTTCATGGGTACCTACTACGGCACGAGACCCGTTGTGGTGGACCACGAGTTCGAGGAACTGGTGGTCGGCCCCGGCGGCGTCCCCAGTCTCGATCCCATGACCGGACAGATGAAGACCCAGAAGGTAGTACGCAAGATCGTGCAGGAGTTCGACTTCAGCCAGTTCAAGCACCTGTGGCTGAACCTGCGCGTGGATGTTGGCGCTACTACTTACTTCTCCGAGATCGCCATGACCCAGACGCTGGACAACCTGCGTCAGGACGGCACTCTGGACGTGATCCAGTATCTGGAGCGTATCCCCGACAAGCTGATCCCCAAGAAGCAGGAACTGATCGACGAGCTGAAGGGACGCATCGCCGAAGGTACGCAGGCAAACGCCGCTGCCGGTGCGGCGCTGCCCAAGCCCGGTTCTCCTCTCCAAGGCCCCAACATGGGCGCTGAAGGAGCCGGAGCTGCCGCAGCCATGCTGGGGCAGTTGAGCGAGGATAAGGCGGTACAGGGCCTCCCTATGAGCGCAGAAGCGGGGTTTGAGAACCTGCCCAACATCGCCAAGAAGACGGCACTTGCCCAAGGAAATCTGCGGGCGCAATAAAGGACAAAACCCGACCCCGTGACTCACACCAAGTCTCTGGGTCGGGTTGGTCATATATTACTGACTCCCCTCACCATGGGGAGAAAGGAGACAAGCAATGAACGAAGACGAACTGATGGTCACTGATCTCGTCGAAGAGGACGACACTATGCTCCCTGACGGCTGGAGCGAGGGCGACGACTTCTTCAAGGTGGACAGCTGGTCCGGCGGTACTTCTCAGGCTGACGAGTCTGAAGAGGGCGCGGAGGATGCTGCTACCGGCGAGGACAGCGATACCCAAACCGAGGAAGACGGTCTCACCATGACCGACGACGACTCGACCGAGGAACAAGACCGAAGCGCCGATGCCGAACCTGAAGAGGAACCGTCCGGCCAGACGGAACCCGCAGCGAAGGCACCGAGAATTGTGAAGCTGAAGGTGAACCACGAGGACCGCGATGTGGATATCGACAGCATGAGCGACGACGAGCTGAAGGCATGGGGCCAGAAGGCAGCTGCCTATGACCGCTACCTTGAAAAGCAGGCGAAGGCCAAGTACATTGCCGCATTTCAGGATGAAGTCCGAAACGGCATGACCGAGGCACACGCCCACATGGTCGCCTCTCATGTGACGGGTAGGAGCTTCGAGCTTACCGAAGAGGAGAAGTCTGATACTTCTTTCGCTGCGGAGCTGGAGGACATCTACGCCGCACCCAAGGAAACCGAACCTCCCAAGGCCAAGGAAACCGCTCCAGCGCAGGAGCGAGACCTCGCTGCCGAAGTGGAGCAGCTTCGTGCTCTGTATCCCAACTTTACCGAGATGCCCGACGAGGTAGCCAAGGCAGTAGCCAACGGCGCCAACCTCCTCATGGCATACATCGCGTACAAGGAGAAACAGACCAGCAAAGCCGCCGCCTCCTTGAAAAAGGAAAACGCAGTACTGAAACAAAACGCAGCTGCGGCGGCAAAGGCTCCCGTAAAGGGAGTGACCGGTGGTGGCGCTGCACCCAAGCCCAAGAGCGATCTGCTGGCAGGGTTTGACAGCGACGACTGGTAAGCCAACCCACAACTGAATATTGCCGCCGTTGGACTGCGATGACTTTTATTTTTAGAAAGGAATTGTAACTACCAATGGCACAGAACTATGCTTCTAAGTTCGCCGAGAAGATCGACGAGCGTTTCTACCGTGAGTCTCAGGCCGCTATGGCTCTGAACAACGATTACAAGTTCACCGGAGTCAAGACCGTCAACGTCTACTCCATCCCCGTGGTCGCCATGAACGACTACACCCGCAGCGGTGCCAACCGTTACGGCACTCCCGAGGATCTGGGCACCGAGGTTCAGGCCCTGACCATCAACAAGGACCGCGGCTGGACCTTCATCATCGACAAGGGCGACAAGCTCCAGAGCCAGATGGTGCTGGACGCCGGTAAGGCCCTGTCCCGCCAGATGCGTGAGGTCGTGATCCCCGAGTACGACACCTATGTCTTCAACACTCTGGCCAAGGCTGCTGTCGCCAACGGCAACACCGCTGCCACCACCGTGACCAAGACCAACGCTTATGAGGAGTTCCTGAAGGCTCAGGAGGTTCTGGGCGACAAGAACGTTCCCGACAAGGGCCGTGTCTGCTTCTGCTCCTACAAGTTCGCCAACCTGCTCAAGCAGGATCAGGCTTTCATGCGCTACGGCAACCTGTCTCAGGAGATGATCCTGAAGGGCATCATGGGTGAGTGCGACGGCATCAAGATCGTCAAGGTTCCCAAGACCCGTCTGCCCGAGGGCTGCGACTTCATCCTGACCCATCCCATCGCTGCCACTGCTCCCAAGCAGCTGAGCGAGTACAAGATCCACGAGGATACCCCCGGTATCTCCGGCTGGCTGGTCGAGGGTCGCATGATCTACGATTGCTTCGTCCTGAACAACAAGGCCGATGCCGTGTACTACCACGGTACCGCCCCCGCTGATGGCTGATCAGTCGAACCTAATCACGAAACAGGGGACCCCGTAACAGGGGTCCCCACAATTTTGACAACCTATGCCAGAGCGCCTTTGAGCGGCCCGTTTCGAGCAGGGAGCTTTTCTCCCGTCTTCAGTAATGAACGGGTGACGGGGGAGTACCCGTCCTCTGGCCTTTTTTCATAAGTAGAAGGAGCGGTTATATGCTTTATTCCGAAATCAAGAGAACCGTTCTCAGTCACATCAATCAGTACACCATGGCAGGTACGCCTGTGGCTGTGAACTACAACAATCAGGCGGACTACCTCAACCGCATCCCGCAGCTGTTCAACGAGGGACTGGTAAATATCCGCACCCTCGTTAAGCCCGACCCCGTGGTGCTGCCGCTGCTGAACGGAGAAGAGTACGGCGGGATGCTCCGTTACAGACTCCCCGCAGATTTCTGGAGTCTCAAAAGCGGCGGCGTGTCGGTTATTCGGGACGGCAAGTTCCGCAAGACCAACACCTACAAACTCCTTGGGAAAGACTACATTCTGACCCCGAAGACCGAGGATCAGTATACCGTGGAGTACTACTGCTACCCGGTGCAGCTGCCCCTCGACCCGGCGGATAACTTCAGCGTGGATGAGGATCTGGAAGTGATCCACGCCGCCTGCTATTACGCCGCCGCAAATCTGCTCCGGCTGGAGGATGAGTTCGCCTACGCCACGCTCTACAACGACTACGAGAGCCGCTTGGGACGCATCTCGCCGGGTATCCGTATGGAGGTTGCCCCTGTGGATGATGTCTATCACTTCGCCGCGAATTGGGGGTGTGGCCTGTGAAGGTATCTGTTCCGGGTAAACACGCAGTCAAGGTGGTTGACTTCCCCCGGCTGGACGGCGGCCTGAACCTGTGGGAACTGGACTACCGACTGGATGCAAACCAAAGCCCCGATATGAAGAACCTCTGGTGGCAGGACGGTATTCTCCAGTGCCGCGACGGACAGCGTTTCGTGACGGATGAGAGACTCGGCATCGGCTATGCCTGTTACGGCGCCGCATTCTGGGACTGCGGTTTCTTCCACATCGGGGACAAGCTGTATTACCGAGACATGACTGAGGGCTCCACAGACACCCTGCACGAGCTGTGCTCCGGTGTACCTGAAAACCGGGGAACCTTCTTCCGATACTTTGAGTGGCTGTTCTACAAGAACCGCGGAGGTTTCTACCGTATCGAGTACTTCGAGGGT